CTAGATCTATTGCAAATGTATTTGATATGTTGAGATTAAAATATCCGACAACAGAAAAAACAGGAGCACCGTCGTTTACAAAAAACTTTTTACAAGAACACCCACATCCTGTTGTTAAAATGATTGCGCAGGCAAGAGAGATTAACAAAGCACACACGACATTTTTAGATTCTATTCTTAGATACGAACACAAGGGTAGAATACATGCAGAGATTAATCAATTACGTAATGCTGGGGGTGGCACGGTAACTGGTAGGTTCTCCTACCAGAACCCAAATTTACAACAAATACCAGCTAGAAACAAAGACCTTGGACCTAAGATTAGGTCATTATTTATACCCGAAGAGGGCCATAGATGGGGTGTATTTGACTATTCTCAGCAGGAGCCTAGGTTGGTAGTGCATTATGCTTCTTTGTACAAACTACCCTCTGTATATGATGTTGTAGATGCATATCAAAACGATTCTAATTCAGACTTTCACCAGACCGTAGCAGATATGGCTGATATACCTAGATCACAGGCCAAAACGATTAACTTAGGATTATTCTATGGTATGGGTAAAGGTAAACTTCAGGCAGAGTTAGGTGTAACAAAAGACAAAGCCGCAGATTTATTTAATACATATCATTCACGTGTACCATTCGTAAAACAATTAATGGAGAAAGCATCTAACAGAGCACAAGACCGTGGACAAATACGTACCCTGCTGGGTAGACTATGCAGGTTTCATCTATGGGAACCGAATCAGTTTGGTATGCACAAAGCCATGACTCACGAAGATGCACTCAGGGAACATG